TATAATCATGGTGATGTCGTTTCCGTATTTCAAAACAGCTGCCTCAAAGACGAGACCGGGTTCTTTTCCAGTCTCGTCTTCGATAGCATCCAGGCTTTGAAATTTACCTCTGAAAACTTTATCAAGTCGTGACACCGACTCAACAGTCTGTCCTGCCGTATACTCAACACCGTCTTCAGAATGTGTTCCAACTAAAACCTTAAATCGCATCGCTCTATCCTTTCCAAAATACAAATCGCTTTAGAACTACTTACTTGTTATACTCCACCGTGCACGATTCCAGTATTCGAGTTGAAATCTGCTCGCAACTGCGGAACCAAGATGGCCATTACTTTGTAGTGAACAAGCATGCCACCATTGGTTTCCCACTGCAACGTGGTGATGTCCATACCAATTACTTCACGAACGATGTCCGTTGTCATCTGCACCATTACAATATCATAGTCTTCCAGATAATCAAGGGTGCGAATGTCGGTAATTCCATCAACTTTCTGGATTCGTTCACGTACAGTGTTTGAACCCTTTGATGTAGAGAAATCAGTATCAAGATACTGACTCCAATTTGGAGCAGTGTACATCATCCACGGCCCATAGTGATACTTAGCTACAGACAGTGCTCGCATATCAAGAATTTCAGTGAGCAAAGTCTGACCAGTCCAACCACTTGCAACTGGGCTAGTAATCGTCTTCGTAATTCGTGATGGGAAATTGGTGTAACCGTAAATCACTCCACCTCCATACGAATATGACGAAGATACTCCAAGCAGAAGTTTTTCAGCTTCTTCAGCAACCTTTCGGCCTGAAGCTTCTGCCATACTTGTGTCGAGCGGTGTACCACCACTTCGACTTGCAGCAATCTGCCTTGCACTAAACGAAAAATCCTTATGGATAATCGGAAGTGGCAAAGTAAGCAAGTCGAAATGCGGCCTATCATCCGCACCTTCTCGAAGACCATCCATGCTGATAGTAGCATCGTTGACGTCACTCATACGTTCGGTCTCTAAGATTGTCTTACCCATACCGTTAGGCACGTTGTAAGTTAATCCCATTGATCGAAGATCAGCGACCGCTTTCAGTCTGGGCATGGCTGCCTTAACAATCGCCAAGTCCAACTGTTTCCAATCATCCTTACGAAGTGTGGCTATCGCATTGTTGGTAGGCACACCCCGAAGCTTTCCACCTACATTAGTTGTAATGTAAGTACGCCCATCTTGACCGATGTACGGCCTTAGACAGTGAACGTTGAAATCGTTGGCCAGCAGTCTTGTAGCAACAGCACCCGACGCTTGACCGTTGAAAATAAACTCATTCATTTGTTAATCCTTTCTTAGGTTATACGTCGTCACGGTTACAGAACTTCTACCGCGCACAATGTGTTTACGGCGCCCGATGCAGACAAATCCAGTACTTGGGCCGCCTTGCCAAATACTTTTGCCACAGTCACTCCAGAGCTGACGCTTGCTTCAGCGATAAGCATGCCGAGACCGTTGCTAACGAGATCATCGCCAACTACAACCGATTCTCCCGCAACGAGTAAGCAATTCATCTCTGAACCTTGTACTGGCAAACCCAGCATAATGGGCACAGAAACTGCATACGCTTGTGATACAGTCTTGCCTTGCAACGCGTCCTCCATTGCAACGATAAACGCACCGTCGCCACCTTCAGTCGAATGGGCGCGTACGTAACCGCCAGTAATTCTTTCGACGATCATACCAGGCGTGATTGCTACAGCCGTTGCAACTGCCTCATCGTGCCTCCAATCGCCTTTACTGTGAATCCTTCTTATAGCCATCTTGTTCCTTTCTTGAATCAAGTTTCAGTTAAACGTTAAATGTTAAGCCGTTGCGAATTCCATAACCGGCAACTCTAACGGCTCTTCATCGACGTTGATCGTGATATCCTTTGGCTCAATCCCGGCACCCAAAAAATTCTGAGATGTCGACTCTTCTTTGACACCCATCACATTTACGATTTGAGCCAGTTGATTGACAGACATAACGTTGAGTTGCTCAGGTGTAAACGTTGAGCGCTCATTCGCTGCAATCTTTTCAACCAACTTTATTTTCATCGCATTGTGAGCCGCCAAGCCAGTCGTCAGCATATCTCGGAATGGAGCTAATGCGGGCTCAGCTAAAACTTCTTCCACTGTCTTAGGCGCACGATTCTTAACTATTACCTCGGGCACTACGGGTGCCTCGGGTATCACGGGTACTACCGTATTTTCGATAGGCGTAAACTTAACCAGTACATCGTCTTCTTGCCCCATCAAAAAATCGCGGTCGGCCTCAGCCCAAACCGTCATCTTATTGTCGATGAGCGATTGTACGATCTTCTTTTTGTCCATCTTTGCTCCTTTCATCTGTTTGTTTGCTACAAATACACTACTGCTCGTACGATACTCAATTACACGTGTCACCTCTTCGGGCAAACCCTCAAAGCTGACTACGCTATCCGCTTCTTTATACGCTTGTTTCCACAATGCGCCTGATTTCTCATATATAAAGAAATCATCGAATACATCTTCAACCCAAGTTGTCATGTATGTTTCATCTGTTAACGTTGCCTGTAACTTGGAATATATTGCTGTGCGTATCGCATCGTGACTTAATTCGTTTCTAACTAACTTGTCTGTATCAATGCCAGCACGCTTGAGAAGGGGGAAGAAGTCCGCCGCGAAGATGGTGCCGATCCTCTCTTCGACCCGCTTCGAATTCAAGCGCAAGAAGCCGGCACCATCTGCTATCGAGCAGGCCCCTATTTGATCTGGCAATAACGCTAAATGATCCGGTTGTATGTTTCGAAGAACTGATTCATACCGTCGACCTTCCCATTCACCAGACGTTGGTTCTTCATCGGAAAACAAGCCTGTAGATAACTCCATCATCTGTTCGTTTGCAATTGCAGTTAAAATTCTTTCATCAACTGCATTGCATCGTTCTTCATCGAGCCATGCTTCAGCCTTTAACTTATCGCCTTCCATTGTAGCATTCATAATTATGCCAACTTGTTGATTTGTTAAAACAGCGGGATCACACGCTGTAACACCCACACCGTTTATTTTTGGATGATAAACTACAACGGGTTTCATATTCCATGTCGGTGCTGACTTTTTAATTTCTGTACGTGTATATAGTGATGGACCTGACGCTCCGTTAGCGATGCCCTCTTTAATCATAATCATAGGGGCTACTAGGTAGTCTCTGCCCGCCATCGTGTCTTTACGTACAATTGGTTTAATATTGATTTTGAAATGTCTTAACATTGTATCTCCTTATGCGGCTTTTAATTTTTCTGAAGCCGCGGGTAGCCACGCACATCGACAATTTGGATGCAACGGTATTAAACCACGCGCTTCCTTAATTGAAAACAGTTCGCCTTCCATACTTTCACAACTAACACAAACTCTATCGTCGCCAGCTGTCGCCCATTCAACTGCACCTGTAACTTCTTTGATACCTAAATTTTCATAACCATCAAGTTGACCTTCAGCATGCGCTCGTATAATTTCCGTTCTAGCGAGTACTCGCGCTCGTTGTTTTGTAATTGAACTAATTTGATCAGTCATATCTTTAGCTATTTCGCGTGGGTGCGAACCATCAGCTAATCCTTGTGCTAAAATTCGATTAAGCATTTGACTAACGTGCGCCGATATACCTTTTAGTTCTTCAAATGCTCGTAATGAAACTAGTTCTAATTTACTTGTCATTTCAGGTGCAAAAAATGATGTTCGTAAAAATACATCATCTTGTTCAGTAAATTTTTTCGTTTCAAAGTATGCGCGTTCCAAACCTTTTTTATAGGCTGAATCAATATATGTATAAGTCCAAGGTTTACCCGTACCTTCAACGGTTAAAATATTCGCATCAATTTGTTGTTGTAACCAATCTCGAAATGCTTCTACTTTTCCAGTATCTGTTTTGAACTGAAATTCACGAACTTGTAAATTCTGAATAGCAAGGACATCAAGCTTAATCAATGCTTCACGAATAACTTTCGCTAACATTGCAAACCGACGATTCATCTAAGTTTGTCACTGCCATTTTTTTCCCAGTCTTCTTTCAACACGGGATGCTCTTCTCTAAACGCTTTATAATCATAATCGCGGCGGAACTCGAGCGTCCTGTGGAGCTGTCCGTTGACTCTGATCAACATCATCTTCGTCTACCCTATCATCAGTCCACGCTTCAGCATCGGCTAAGATTCCAGCCGCCTCCTCGTTAGTAAATTTCATTACTAATGTTAGCCATTGCTGCGGTGGTATTAATTGTGAAGCACCTGACGTAATATATGTGCCCATTGCGTTTGTTCGTATTTGTGCAACCGCGGCTGCGTTTCTTTCATCGAGTTCATCTAGGTTAGGCCAGTTAGCCTCCCACTTTTCAGACTCAGGCATAATGCCCATTGCTTGAAGACGTCCGATGAACGGCCGAATTATTCCCGTAGTACAATGCTCATTTTGTCGCTTACTAACTCTACGATTCCATAACATCGAGTCTTGTGCTGCAGCTAACTTAGCAGCTTCTGTTCCCATAAATATTCGATGCGGAACCCCAAGTGTAATACAGATGTACTTAACAATATTAAGAAAGTGTGCGGTCGGGTCTGCAACTTGAGGTGATAGTGATTTTGATGTTACTCCTGTTAATGCAAGATATCGTTGAAGGCCATTTGAGTACGTATCAAATTCTTCACGCATAGCCGTTTTTTCATCTTCAGTTAAAGCCGTTGTGCGTTCGGGATTAATCTCAAATGCATACCCTGGAAATCCGCCTTTCCAAAACATTTCTGCGGAGCCGCCCATTACTTTTCGAGCGTCAACTAATCTATTATACACAGCTTGTAATCTCGGTGTTCCAAAAACATCGCTCGATTGTTTATTATCGGCGACATGTATCATTCGAGTCCAATGCACCTGTGCACGTTCCGCGTTTATCGTACCGTCCGTATTTTCAGTATTAATCTTGTACATCTTTGGCTGACCGTATCGAGGCGATGAAACATCGGGCTCTTTCGATTCAATATCAATTATTGATTCAGCAAACGGTCTAAGATAAAGTAATTCGTGCTTTACTGATTTACTTTTATCTACTTCGCCAGTTGTCTCGTTTATTCCTGCAACTGGTTGACTCAATTGCTTACCATCGTTTACGCCTATCAATAAGCAACCGTACCTACCAATTCCACTTAGTATATCGAGTCGCGTGAGATATGCGAATAGTGAGAACTTTCTATTTAAGTCTTTCCATGTTGTTTCAAATTCAGTATCTTCACCCTCTTCGTTTTCAAGAATCTGAGGTACTGTGTTCCAACATTCCTCAGGCAT